GTCTCTAAGTGATCCTGCTAATGCATTAAATTTATCAGCTCCTCCTGAACCTAACGCAGCAATAGCAGCAGAACCTCCAACACCTAAATTTACTTGATTGTATTGCGGTGTATACTGAGTGCTTACACCATTAGGAATGGCAAGATAGCACATTGTTTTATGATGATCAGTCTGTGCTGTATTCCTAGGGAAATTATTTCCTCCATAATATGTCTTTGTACCATCATTAAATACAGTTTTCTTCCTACGAATCCTTAGATAATCAATTCTACCTGTAAGACTGTCAACAGAATCTCCATTAAAATCCTGATCCATTACAGGAGGTTGTAGCGGATAACGGAGGGTAGAAGCCCCATAGTCATTATTATCGATAAATTGTGACAAGTTTCTTACTAAATACTAACATGGTCTCTATGTATTTATGAGGTATCAAGGAAAATATCGACCAAACTTTCCAAGAAAGTATAAAGGTGACCCCAATAACGTTATTTATAGATCGTCTTGGGAGTATAAGTTCATGAAATGGTGCGATATTACCTCCACGGTTCAAGAATGGGGTAGTGAAGAGATTATTATTCCCTATATCTCCCCTGTTGATGGTAAAAGACACAGATATTTTCCAGATTTCTATGTAAAGATAGAAGGTAGAAGGTATTTGGTTGAAGTTAAACCATTGAAACAAACAAAAGAACCTAAAACTCAGAAACGAATGACAAAACGTTATATTAATGAAGTTGTGACTTGGAGTGTCAATCAAGCAAAATGGAAAGCAGCATCTGAGTTCTGTAAAGATCAAAACTGGGAATTTATGTTGATCACCGAAAAGGAACTTAAAGTATAATGAACACCGAACAAGCACAGTATCCTTCATATCAAGAGTTCTTAGCGTTCTCAAAGAAAGAGGAAAATCATCCGAGTTTTACCAACTTATTCTCGGTTCATTTTGCTCCGCCTAGATTATTGACAAGTGTTCTAGGACCGACAATAGGAGGAAGTAAATCTAAAAGATTGAACCCAGCTGGGGTGGATCTTCGCACGAACTTAAATTACTATGCTAATTCGGTGAACCTTCCAAGTAAACAGATGACTTCAGGTTCATTTCTAAGTGTGGGATCATCAATCAAGTATGCAACTGGAACAGCATACAGTCAGATGAATATATCATTTATCATGCCACGCTCTCAATACATTAGATCATTTTTTGAAGAGTGGACTACAAGAATTTCTTCTGATGCAAATCAATATGTAGAATTTTACGATGATTATGTTTGTCCATCACTGACAATATGGAAATGGGAAAGAAACATGGGTGGAAAGGTAACAGAAGATGAAAGGATGAGAGCGTACCTAAAAGACTCTACACTTCCTAAGATGATCGCAAGAAAATATAGAGTCACTGCTGTATGGGAGATGAGAAATGTATTTCCATTTAATATTGGGTCAATTCAATTGAACAATGACACAGCTAGAGCGATGACGTTGACAGTCGGACTCTTATACGAACGTTATCGTATGATAGTTGAGGATGACTTCAGTGATCCTGGTCAATACAGTTACCCTCCTGATAGTAATCCATTTACAGAGAACATTCCTACCGCGTCTAGATATAATAGTGCAGTCTTCTAAAACCAAAATCGACTTTTAGTTCCCAGATAACCGCAAAAAAAATCCCGCCAAAAATTTGACCCCTAGGGTTTTTGACTAAATAACTATACTGAATTGAACTTCTATGGCATTACCTAAGTTAAATGTACCAAAGTACAAAATGAAACTACCGTCAGATGGTAGAACGGTGAATTATAGACCATTCCTCGTTAAAGAAGAGAAACTTTTACTTCTCGCAACTCAATCTCAAGACCAAGAACAGTTAATTGTCGCTATTAAAGATATCATGAGTGCTTGCACAGATATCAAGGATATCGATCATTTGGCAACTTTTGACATTGAATACCTTTTCTTACAGATTAGAACTAAGTCTGTTGGTGAAAGTGTAAAGGTCTCTTTGACCTGCCCTGATGATAATGAAACTACTGTTGAAGTTGACATTCCTCTTGATGAAATCAAAGTTAAAAAGACTAGAGGTCACAAAACTGATCTAAAAATTACTGATGAAGTCACGGTTACTATGGGGTATCCAAGTTTAGATACTTTTGTTAGTATGAACTTTGTTGGTGATGGTTCTGACGTGGGTGTTGATCAAGTCTTTGAAATGGCAGGAAGTTGTATTAAGACAATTTCTGATCCAGAACAAGTTTATGACTGTCATGACGTACCTAAAAAAGAAATTCAAGACTTCTTTGAAGGTATGGATACTAAACAGTTTCAAATGATTCAAGACTTTTTTGAAACTATGCCGAAATTAACTCACACAGTTAAGGTTACTAACCCTAATACTGGAGTTGTGAGTGATGTAATTCTAGAGGGATTAGCAAGTTTTTTCGGATAGCCCTAATGCACATGGACTTGAAGTCATATTATGAGAGCAATTTTGCTTTAATTCACCATCATAAGTGGAATATTGAATATATTGAAAATCTCATGCCATGGGAAAAAGAAGTCTATATGAATCTTCTAATCAACTTCCTAAAAGAAGAAGAAAAACGTATGAAGGAGCAAAAAGCACAAGGTGGCTAAGATACAAGTCTACAAGTTTATCAATCCTGGAGTGGCGTCTATCAAAACTCCATCGGTTGTTGCTGCGAGACAGACTATTCTTGCTCAAAATAGACTTGGTAAGACATTAGAGGGCGTTGGACATAAGGTTGTTGATTTAGACAAAATCACTAATTTACGTTTAGGACTAGAAAAGAAAACATTAGAGGCAGAAAGAAAACAAAAACGAAGGGAACTTGATGCTGAAGCAGAAGAGTTATCAGAAAAAGGATTATCGAAATATTTTAATAAAAAAGGAAAAGACGCAAAAAAATTTAAACCAGATACTAAACTAAAGAGTATATTTGGTAAAATGTTTGGGTGGGTAGGTCCTCTCCTATCTCCATTTGTAGCTCTAGCAACTAAAATATTTTCTTTATTTCTAATTAAAGAATTATTAGAATATACTGCAGATGAAGAAAACTTAAAAAAAATAGAGACCTTCCTAATGAAGACGGATTTTGTCTTTAGGAAGATATATGGTTTTGGTAAATGGTTAATTAAGGATAATATTGTAGATGGTATTGATCAATTATTTGGTGATGATACAACATTATTAGGTAGACTTGGTGGTCTCGGTAAGTTAATGACAGGTATCATTGGGTTGAAATACCTAATGAACCCATTCAGTATTATTACTGATATTATCTTTCTAGCAAATCTTCTTAGTGCAACTAGATTTATTCCAGGCAAAGGTAGATGTTTACCCAACGTTAAAAATTTAAGACCTAATCTTAAAAATAATAGGGTAAACTTGAAAAGGACGGTAACTGGTGGAAGACAGATGAATCCTGGTCCTCTCAGTGGAGTAAGAGAGTGGCTTAGAAAATTTAGATCGACTGCAAGTAGTAAAGTTACTCAAAGCACTACGACAGGTAAAAACCTTTTTCAAAGACTTACAGATAGTATAAAGAAATCTGTTACACCAAGCAAAGTTACCCAATCACGTACTGGTAATGTTCTTACTAGAGCACTTGATGGTATAAAAAACGTATTTAAAAAACCTAATGTTACAGGTAATGTAAAACCAAACAATTTTGTAAAACCTAACGTTGTAAAACCCAATCTCAATGTAAAACCCAATCTCAATGTAAAAATAAATCCAAAAAATATAAAGTTCAAACCTAAAGCAAGTGGGGGGCACCCTCTTATGATACTTGCTAGTCTTGCTCTTGATTTAGGAATTCAAGCGGGATTTGGTTCTATAGAACAGAAAAAATTTGAAAATTACCTCAAAAAGTTTGAGGGAATGACTAAGGAGGAACAATTAAAAGAAATTGAAAAGAGAACAAGAATAAGAGATTATGCATTAGAACAAACTAAAGGTTTTAAAGGTTTATTTGATAAAATTATTACTGGTGGTGGATTCCTAGGAACGAATCATAATCAGGAAATGGTTGACAAGCAGACTGCTTATCTGAAGGCAATGCATTCGATAATGGGGACTGTTGACAGTTCTGCTATGAATGAGACTGAGTATGAGCAGTTCTATGAAAATGTAAAACCTGAGAACAAGGATACTAGTAAATTTGATGATCTGAATCCTGCAAATGATAAAAAATGGTGGAATCCTACAACATGGTTTAAGGCAGATGGTGGTGAGTTACCAGAGTTCTTCATTGGTGGTATATTCAGAGGAATCAAAAATGCAGTTAAGGGTGTAGTTAACACTGTTACTAATGTTGCTAAAAGTGCATGGAATGTTGTATCTGATGTTGCTTCAAACCCAATTGTATCTACTATTGCATCATTTATTCCTGGCGCAAATATTATCGTACCTGCTATCAATGCAGTAAACGCACTTAGTTCTGGTAATCTTGGTGGTGCTGCATTGAGTGCTCTTAGTGGTATCAGTAATTTCTCTGCTATTGGTTCTACCGCTAGATCAGTGGTCGAAACTCCAAACTGGTTGATGAACTTGCGTATGAGTAAGTTTGGACAAGGAATTTCTAATGCATACACTGGTGCTACCAAATTCCTAACAAATGTGAGCACTAAAGTCCAAGGTTTCTTTGATATGGCAAAGAATAGCACTATTGGTAAGATTGGAATGAATCTTTATAGTGGTAATATTGGTGGTGCTATTGGTCAAGTAGTTGGTATGATGCCTGGTCTTTCAAGTAA